AGAGATCAGCGCTTAGAGTTGGGTCAAATTACTCAAGAGGATTTTGTAAACATTCCAGATGCACAACTGTATTTAGTTAAGCAAAGACACTACGAGTATGAGGGTCATTGGAATTTTGATTTTAATCCAGAATCACTTACTTACTTATAGGAATATTATGTCTGAAAATAAAAAAGATTTAAAAAGTTTTACTCAAGAGATAATTAAAGAATTTGGTATGGATGTTAATTATCGTATTAAACTAGAAGATGGTGGTGTTTATAAATCTTCTGGTTGGGACGAATCAGTTAGACAGTGGAGGGTAAAAAATGGTCGTCAAAAAAACCATAACAAAAGATAACGTAAACAATATCATTGACATGATAAAAGGGTTAGACTTTACCAAACCTTGGAGAATGCAGTTGAGTGAATATAAATTTAACAGAACTACTGATCAAAATTCTAGGTATTGGAAGCTGTTAAGATCCATTGGTGATTACATTGGTTACGAAGAAGATGAGATGGATGCGCTAATGAAATATAAATTCTTATCATCTGAGATTGAAGTTGGTGGTGAAACTATTATTAAAGTAAAAAGCACATCACAACTCAACACAAAAGAAATGGTGGAGTATCAAGAAAATATCCAGAGTTGGGCGATGCAATATGGATTTAGATTTAGGGAAGATGATGAGTAAAAAGAAAAGTAAAACTAAAGACGAACGTCAATGGCTAAACAAATTGTCAGAGTTTGGTTGTTGCATTTGTCGTAAGTATCATGATGTATCTGATCCGCCTCCTGCAACCTTACACCACATTAGGGAGGGTATGGGAATTGGTCAGAAAAATAGCCATTTCATGGTACTGCCTGTTTGTTTTCATCATCATTTAGGCAAAGATGGGTTTCATACAAGTCCAAAGACTTGGATAGAAAAGTACGGAAAAGAAAGTGAAATGCTAGAATGGGTATTAGATAATTTATAGGAGATATTATGAATGTATTAAGTTTATTTGATGGAATGAGTTGTGGAAGAATAGCTTTAGAAAGAGCAGGATTTAAAGTTGATAAATATTATAGTAGCGAAATAAAAGAATACGCTATAAAAGTAGCAAATGAAAACTATCCTCAAGACAAAGATTATAGGCTTGGAGATGTAACAAAAATTAAAGCTAATGAACTCCCTCAAATAGATTTATTAATAGGTGGTAGTCCTTGCCAGGATTTTTCAGGAGCAAACAAGGAAAGATTAGGGATAAAAGGTACAAAGTCAGGTTTATTTTATGAATATGTTAGGCTGCTAAATGAATGTAAACCTAAATATTTTCTCCTTGAAAATGTAAGAATGAAAAAAGAACATCAAGACTTAATAAGTAAAGAAATTGGTTATGAACCAATAGTTATAAATTCAGAACTTGTTTCTCCACATTTAAGACACAGGTTATATTGGACAAACATTCCTAATGTAAAAAAAATAAAAGACACAAAATTACAATTAAATAATTTTTTAGAAAACGGATATTCTGATAGAAAAAAAGCTAGAACTTTATTAGAAAGCGATTCTAGACCATTATCTACACCAATTAAAATGGCACACAGATATTTTAACACCGGATTTACTACATTAATATTTAAAAATAAAGAACATTTCAATAATATTAAAATTCATTTTGATTTAAATTTTAAAGGGAAAAGTGCTAAAGAAATAGATGTGCTTATAAAAAGTATGGATTTATCTTTATACAATGGATTAAGGTATATGAACAATAGGGAAAGGGAATATTGTCAAACTATTCCAAAAGGCTATACAGATAGCCTAACACAAAACGAAGCTGCTTGCCTATTAGGAGATGGATGGACAGTAGAAGTTATAAAACACATATTAAAGGAGATGTTATGAAAAAAATATTATTAGTTGGATTGTTTTATGCACCAATAGCTTTAGCTGAGTCAGTAAATTACTTCAGTCCTGATGATGGTCAATTGACTATTGTAGACAATGCACAAGAAGTTAGGGTAATTGTAGATCAAAACGGTTCACAAGGGTTAGAGATAACTCCAAGCAACACCGGTAAAACATTTGTATATGGCAATGAACTAACGGTTATTGAAACAACACCACTAGGAATCATTAGTTATTAGGAGGAAGTATGGTAGCTGAATTTATATTGATGGTAGCAGTAGGTAGTGAGGCTGGTAATAATAGCTGTTGTCTTGACGAGCATTATGTTGGCACATTTAAGTCGTGCGTTGAAGCTCATGAGTATATAAAAAACTATATACTTGAAACACCAAAAGAAACACGATGCTTACACAAAGAAAACATAAATTTACCAGATAACTTTAAACATAAATATATACTTGATGCTTGTAAAATAAAAAGGACTTGTAATGAATAAAGAAAAAGCATTTATTCTATGGGCAAAAGAACATAATTATAATTTAAAAAAAGATGTTGGATGTAAGTTATTTGTTGATGAAGAATTAACTTTAACAGACATTCCAATTAAAAATACATATTCAAGCACGCATACAGAATCTGCGTGGCAATCATGGGAGGCAGCATGGGAAAAGGCAGCGGAAGAAGACCAAAGGGATTAGTTAGCGATCAAAAGTTACAAGATAATTGGGATCGTATATTTAATGCAAAACCTAACTCAGATCAGTTTGAACAAAACGGAGCTGTTGTTAAGCATCATATAGAAAAAGTTGCTTGGCGAGATGAGATGGTAAAGGAAGATCATGAGAAATCAATAAGGGAGAGAAATGATGGCGATATCACCGACACAGAGAACTCTTAAACGCATGAAAGAAAGCGGTGACTACGCTTTAGTTCAAGTAGTAGAAAAATGGAATCCATTTGCACGCATTCGTCAAGATTTATGGAATTTTGATATCTTGGGAGTATCTAAAGATGGTGAGCTTCATTTTATTCAAGTAACAACAAAAGGAAATATGAAGGCAAGGGAAAACAAAATAGCTGACAGTGAATATACCCCTCACCTTAGAAACGCAAACCTTACGTTGTTAGTAGAAGGATGGGCAAAGGTTGAAGGTAGATGGAAGTCTTTTATAACGGATGTATCTTAGGAGGATATTATGGCAGAAGGATTAGCAGCACAAGATAACGAATATGTTTTTACATTTGATGATGGTAGAAAGATTAAAAGGGCGCAGTTGGCAGATTTAATTCTTGATACTATTGGGGATGATAAAAAGCACACAGCAGAGATTGCAAATGAAATTGGTATGAATTATCAGTCAGTGTTTGCAGTTATTAGAACATTAGTTACTACTGAGCTTTTACTTAGCGAAAAGATGAGTAGAAATACTGCTTACAAAAAACCTAAAGGGTGCGCTTTAACTGATTACTTTAATCATGGTAAGGGCATTAAGGATCTTAAAATTAATAGCAGTAAAAAATATAAGGCAGAGGATTTTCCTAATGTTAGTTTTGGCGGTAAGAGCGGTTATGAGCAATACTCTAGCAATTACAGCAACACTATCTACGAAGGTGGCGAATGAGCCTACCTATTTCTAGGATACTTTATTTATTAGATGCTTGGGCAAGGTGGATGAGATTTGACAACCACCGCCTAGGCTTTCCAAGCAAGTCAATTATGATAAGCACTGGTGGATCTTCTGAAAATGCATTTGAAGAAATGGTAGATGATAGTGACAAACGTAACGTAATTATCTTTGATGCCATCATTACAGGGTTACCTGTAGAGCAAAGAGAAGCTATTTACTTTAAACATTTAGGTGCAAAAGAACCATTTGCCTCAGAATTTAAATACCAAGATGCCTTAGAATCCCTTGATAAGCTTGCCTCTAAAAGAATTTATGCATAAATGTTATTTAGTTGTTGACAACTTAGTTGTTATATAAGATAATTCTTTTGTAGGTTAATTAAACAAAAGGAGATTTAAAATGGACATAAAAGAATACGGAGATTATCACGGAGATGAAAATGAAATTGAAGCAGACAAACAAGAGAAAGAAGAAAATGATCCAAGGCATGAGCCAAACTTTGATGATTAACGATTGGCTTACAAGTTAGAATCCTGTATAATAGAGCCTTAGGGGAGAGGTGCGTTTACTGACAACGTCACTGCCCTTATTCTTAAACATCCTCCTTTGTTTAGATCCCTCTTCGGAGGGATTTTTTTTGTTACGGGAAAAATATTATGGCTAAGTGCAAATCTAAAGGTAAGAGAAGTTACGGTAAAGGTAAGAAGTAATGGATGGATCAAACTGGAGTGTTTATATTTATTGGGGATTTAACATAGGGTTTGAGTTGTACGAAGAGCTAATAGAATTTGAAGAAGGTGATCAGTACCCAGTGGAATACTTACTGATTAATTTAGGATGCATTAGAATACAAAGAGGAAGGTATGCCTGACGATGTTGCTGAAACTATGGAAAAGCTTAGACGTTGGTTTGAAGCGCAACAGGATTGTGTGTAATGGCTAAACCTGGACTGTATACAAACATTGCAAATAAAAGAAAAAGAATAGCCGCTGGATCTGGTGAGACAATGAGAAAGGTAGGAACTTCAGGAGCGCCAACAGCTAAAGCTTTTAAGCAAGCAGCTAAAACGGTAAAGAAAAAGAAAAAGAAACAAAGGGCATGATTGAGCAAGGTAGAGATGACTCACCTTGTAACGGAATATGTAAGATAGTAGATGATACTAACGGAACACCAAAGTGCATAAGCTGTAAAAGAACTTACGATGACATTGACGAATGGTTCAAGTTATCAAGAGATGCAAGACTATATAGAATGCAACAATTAAAAGAAGGCAA